AAGTTCTTTATCGTTAATAGGCAGTTCCATGAGGAGAAAAATAGTTCCAAGTTTACAGTTTTTTCGATGTTCCATCCAATAGAATCAAGAATGGATTTCAGTGGTTCGACAAAGGACTTTTCAAATTGTAAGTCGTAGTCGATGTACTTGTCAAGACCAAGTTCGCGTGGAAAATCTTGAATAAAGGAGATGATGTTTTCATGAATGATGTTTGGTTTCTTTAGGTAGCAGAACTTAATCTTCTCTCCATTCTGAATCAAAGAATACTTGTTTGTAAGTTTTTTCTCTTTGATGTAGTGATTATAGAGAAGTGCTCCCCGACAGTGAATAGGAGTTCCTTTGATGTAGATATCAGAATGAGACTTATACTTCTGAACATCAGAAACAGAGCGAGGGAAAGAAATCTGCTCTGGTGGCAGTTTCTTGAACTCTGCACGAGACTTGTCGATGAAATCAATCACATCTTCTTCTGTCCCACTCATCATCAACTTCAAGGCATCTTTAATCATCTTCCTACATGGAGCAGGAGTAGAAGATTTAACTGCCTCAATGCCCATTATCTTCAGTTTAGGTTCTGTATATGCAACACCTTCACTATTCCACACGTTAAGGATATACCGCTTTTTCGCAGTCCAGATACCACGGTCAGCGATATTCTCACGCTTCATACTCATTTTTTGTTCATATGCCGAAACGTAATTCGCAAGTTCCTGATAACTGGATTCGATGAATGGTTCCAACTTATCTTCACAGATCTTATCAAGTATTCCAACAATCTTTGTTTTATCGCCAGACTTACTACCAAGAAATTTATCAACAAGAGGTCCAAGATTAAGATATATCGAATCAGTATCTGATGCGATAACATAATCTTCTTCGGTCGTAGACAACAGTTTATTTAGATACTGGTTCATCTTACCCTCAATCCAACGGATAGAGACTTGACCAGAAAGCGTAATCGCCTCCGCATTGGCCAGTTTATAGTACCTAAAATACTGATTACCGATAGCACCATAAGCAGAGTTGAGTGAGATCTTCTTAGCCATCTGAATATTGTTGCAACGGGCAATCTCTTTCTCCAGTGCTTTAGTTGGGGTCTTTTCATATGCCTGCTTTGCCTGAAGCATTCGCTTCTTGAAAATTACCCGCTCATTATACATCTTGTCCATGAGTTCTGGTAGAAACCCACGAACATCTTTACGGTACATTGCACCATTAGCACACACCGCATTATCCTTATAGAGTTCGAAGTTTATTTCTTCATTAAGTATCTTATCAACTGTTGCTGTTGGATGTCTCTCATCCAGGAGCGTCTCTGGTGAGATATTGTACTGCATAATCAAGTGAGGGTACAGAGAGTTAAGGTCAAAACTAACTACCCAATCATACTTTCCAGGAATAGGTTCCTTAACATAAGCACCTGCATACTTTTCATTCTTGTCAGAACGAATTTTAGGCGGAATGACGATGTTCCTCTTCTTGAGATAGTTGTAGATGATATTATCCCACATACGAACCTGATAGAACACATCTGCATAGTTGACTTTGGCGTCGTATGCCATGGTCAATGCAAGTTCAATTAGTTTCATCTTGTCTTCCAAACGGTCAACAAGTTCTACGTCAACGATGTTATATTCGATGAACTTCTGCCACCCTTTGGTATAGAAATCCTTAAAGGTATCAAACTCAGAGTGATCTAGTTTCTTCTGACCCAGTTCTACTTCAGCAATGTAGTCCAGACGATAGGACTCTTGTGCCTTGTACGTAAACTTTTTATACAAGTCAAGGTAATCAAGTTGAGTCAACCCACCAACGTCGAAGGTAACATGCTTTCGACCTTGAATAAAGATCTCTCCTTCAGTCACAAGACCCCAGTTGGAAAAACGCTTCATCAACTTCTCTCCAAGCACCCTGTTGAGACGCTTACAGATGTATGGGATATCGAACAGTTGGATATTCCAACCAGTCACCACATCAGGAACATCCTGCATCCAATAATTGATGAAGTGACTTAGAAGTTCATGTTCTGAGGGACAATGATGATAGGTAACATTCTTCTGCTTGTTAGCAAAAGGTTTCACACCCCAAGTGATAATTTGCTTGGTAGTGTAGTCCTGAATGGTAATTGCAAGAATCTCTTCCTGAGCAGACTCCACGTTTGGAAAACCATACTCAGCAGTGGTCTCAATATCAAGAGTCACTAGTTTGATTTGACTGATATCAAACTTGATTTCATCTTCAGGATAGTTCTCTGAAATGTATTGATAGATGTATCGGTCATTTCCATAGATTTCAAATCCATCCACTTCATCGTACTTTTTATAGAAGTCACGACAATCACGAACGGTGCCAGGATGCACTTCTTCTACTGATTCACCTGTTAATGTTCTGAACTTAGTAGGTTTCTTAGACTTAACAAATAGCGTGGGAAAAAATTCATCCCTGTGCTCGTATCTCCTACCATTCTCAACTCCCCGAACGAGGACTTGATTACCGATCAACTGAACATTAGTGTAAAACTTCATTCCTCGTCGTCATTAAAAAAAGAACCGAACATGCCGCTGCTGCCAGGGTCACGATTATCAATCATATCCATGATCTCATCAAACTTTTTACACTGCTCCATACCATGAAGCAAATCTGCAAGTTGTTTAACAACCATAGGTTTCTCATTTACTGCAGCAGATTTGATTGCTGCCCGAAGGTGAGATTCTGCTTCTAGTAAGTGAGAAAGAGTATTTTCTGAAAGTGCCATTATTTTGTGAGGTCCTCGTATTTTTCAACTAGAGTGGGCATAGGTTCCGTAAGGGTAATAATCTTATCAGAACTAATCATAAATGTATCCTGGCGAGAAATACTAATCAACCAGGGTTCCAGTGTACCATCATCTTTCAATAAAAAAGGATTGGTCATCTTGCAGTCGGGTTCTCCGATATCTGCTCCTACTTCGTCAATCTGCGTTATCAGAATCTGATTGTTCGTCAGTAGCAGTGCTTTGATTGTTTTTTCCATTTAAAACATCCTTAACATAAAGTTCTTTTAGATTATCTACTGGTTCTGTAATTGTAATTACCCAGTCAGCAGCAACAGGAACTACAGAATCCTTTGTCAGAGGAATCCAGGGGAATAAAGAAATTCCAACCTGAGCTTTCCTTTCAGTATCATCTTCAGATACAACAGATTCTTTTTTCATCCTAATAGTACAAGGATTCTTGAGGTAATACCCAACTACCCTTCGATTTTCACCTTCACCAAAAAACATTTCTTCAGCGTCAGTGATGATATCTTCTCCAGACTTAAGCAAAAAAAGTTTGACAGTCATAATACACATTAACCTCAATACATTCTACCATTAAAAAAGGGGGGTGTCCACTGGATTTTGCCAGTTCCCCCCTTGGCATAGCGCCGACGATATTCAGTTTTATTTAGAACCAATCCTTCCTTTGATGATGTTGTGGAACAATCCTACCAAGGACTACCGATAGTAACCCATCCTCAAATTCAACTGATCTAACTTCCGTATCCTCTGCCAGTGTCCAAGATCTTGTGAATGATCGTTGAGCCACTCCTCTATGGATGTATTCAGTTCCAGTTTCTCCATCTTCTCGTTGTCCTTCGACAAAGAGTTTTCCGTCTTGTGTGTAGACATTTACCTGCTTCTTTTTAAACCCTGCTAGTGCAAGTTCAAGTCGAGATTCTACATTTGAGACCTGAACTAGATTATATGGAGGATAGTTTGTCGTTGTTTCATGCAGCGAAAACAAACGATTAAAGTATTCATCCATACCAATACTGTTCTTATTTATGCGATCAAGTAGCTGATCTAAATTAGCAGCATTATACTTCATGAGGTTTCCCATCTTTACTTCTCCTTAGTTAAGCGAGATTTGATTGTGTGGACCCCGAAGGCATCCGTTATATTTATAGCATAGAACATAAAAAACGGGGTAGTGAACCCCGTAATTTTTTTATTCGGTTTTACTCTTCATCATCAAACGCCATTTCGATTGGTGCGTCTTCATCTTCAATTTGATGCATAGACCAAATTTCAAGATTTAAATCGCTTAGTGATTTACGTTGAATCATTTTTGGATTCAAAACTTCTTCAATTGGTTTAAGAACATTATCTCGTCTAACAACCCAAGTTTTATTGAGTTCTTTCTTGAATTTTGTGCGAGATGCAACAACTTTCTTTGCGTTGTTTGAATTCTTCTCATTGTAAAGAAGGACTTTTACTTTCTTAGATGTCTTTCCTTCTTCATTTGCTTTATTTTCAAGATCACAAACTCGATCAATTAGTTTCATAGCGTAAGTTCTACAAAAACTTACGTTGTCCTGAATAGTAATAATGATATACAAAGTAGTATCATCTTCAAAATCACTAATCTCCCAATCATCAGAAGAATTGATGAAGTTGTCTAAATCAGATTTGTTGGTATTGATACACATTTGACTAGCAACTGTGTTCTCATCCTTAACAGAATCAATTGCCTTAGTTATGATTCTTTCTACAACAATCTCATTATCATTATATCTAGTGTAGCAACCCATATATCTAAGAATTTGCCTACACATGTCTCTTGTGACAATGTTATAGTCAAATCTATCTTTTTCATCCCTAAGAATAGAAACGAGAGTTGACTCAAAGTTGTGATCTTTTGTATCTTCTGGGATGGGACCGAAGACATTTCCCCACATCGATGCAATTTTTAAGATGGTAGAGGTGAGAAAATCATTGAAGATGCCTCCATCCTTAGGATATGCCCTTTGATACTTTGCGCTGGGTGCTTCATGTACGTTGCTAGATTTACTAGCAAGTTGTCGTATGACACTTAAAGTGTGGCGTCTGTCAAAGATTTGATTTTTTCCTTCAACCTCGACAAAAGGAATTGGCCAGGAAGTTCTATCCCAACCAAAAACTAAGAACCCAGACAATCCAACTAGTTTCTGAGATATCAGGTGTTTAATTCCTCTAACCTGATTCTCGTCTGGAATTACAAGACTTTTAATCGCTATCATCGCCATTCCCACATATGTGAGAAATGGAAATGGTGCGTAAATATCATCCTCGCTATCTACGCGAAGATCTTCGTGGGTGAAAGTACCCCACGGCAATTTCTTTGCCATTTTGGATTCTCCAAAGTTATGAGACCCCATTAGAAGTCCCTTGCATCTCTATTTATAACAGAAAAAAATCTCTTTGTCAACTATAAAGGACAAAGAGATTACGGGTTTCCGACTTTTGAAGCGACCGCACGAAAGATCGCAGAATTATTTATTCGGTTTCCTGGGTCTTTCCTTTCTTACCGATATTATATTTCTGCTCCAGAACCCAGTCAGACTTGTCTTTATATGCAAGCACCTTGATCTGGTTCAGAGGGGCGATGTCCGTAACAGTATCAGGATTCACAACACCGATCAGACCCCAGTCTGCCAGCAAGCGCACAATACGATTGCGTCTCTGAACATCATTTAAAGTCAGGTTAGCGTGCTTTCCATCAAGCGCAAACAGTTCCTTAAAGTGGACGATAAAGTATCTTCCCTGCTTATGTAGGATATGGCAAGACTGATAGAGTTTCTTCTCCTTACGGGATGCTACTCCGATGCGGGTTAGTGTCTCACGGACTTTGAGAAAATCATCAGGTTCATTAAGAGTAATCTCTACCATCTGGTTTTGAGACCATTGCACTGTAGGTTCAACAGTAGTAGTCATTTTGTTCCTCCAATATCAAGTCGTTGTTTAATAAAGTTAATCTGTTCTTGTGTCAGGATTTTTAAAGCTTGAGATGCTTTTTCATTACTGTATCCATAATACTTTTTGATACATTCTAAGTCCGTGACTTTATCCTTTCGGAGCCAGGGAGAGAATCTCTTTTTTTTCCTCAAAGTATTTAGGTAAAATGAATATTGCATATCTTTATCAAGAAAGTTATACTTATTCATTTCATTAGCAAACATGACACAATCAAGGTGCCCAGACAGACAACGATTAATGATATATGGAGGGTAAGTGCTAATGTCCTCACTTAGATCATCTTTAGTAAAATTAATTGAGTTCAACCAATCCTTTAATTCCATAATTATAAAGTAAAAGTTCCTTACGGTCTTTCTGCTCACGCATATATTCACCAACAGATCGCATGGTATAAGTCAAATCAAACTCACCTGCATTCCATCCATCAAATCGTTCTTTGACAAGGTTGGAAGAGTTATAAGATACAAGTTGGTGACCAATGTATCTATCACAATCAGAAGCAAAGTCATCATGGTTGAATCCATTATGCATACTTCCCTTCTTTCCATAAAGATTATCTTTGATATCGTATGGGGGATCTAGATATGTGAATACGTCTTTGCGGTCAGTAAGAAGTGACTCATAAGACCAGTTAGTAATCTTCCAGTTTTGAATTATTTGAGTGTATCCTGGGAGTTTTTCGATTCCTCGCATTGAGAAGTTGGAGACACTTGCTTGTCTGCTGAAGGACGAGGACTCTGTGAGTCCACTAAAACTACACTTATTAACAATATAAAAACTACTAGCGCGAGATAGATTCGATTCAGTGTAAGCATTGATAATATCCTTTGATTCTAAAAATAGTTTCCTTGCAGATTCTTCATCAGAATGTTTAGATTTGAGATCTTGCAATCTTTCATAGAGAGTACGACCATCGTCTTGTAGAACTCTCCAGAAATTATAGAGAGGTTCGTACAGGTCATTGACCCAGACATCCAAATGAGGATACTTCTTTGTAATATGTATCGCTACGCTACCACCACCTAGGAATGGTTCGCGGTACTCCTTATAGTCACGAAGGTCAGGAAAAAAGGGATCCATCTTGGTGCAAGCACGGGACTTACCACCAGGATAACGAAGAGGAGTTTTATACGATTTCATCACACAATCAATTTTTTCTTATCAGGTGTAATCAACTTGCTACCAAACATTTCATTATAGCGTTTAGCAACATCTTCTTGCACAGGAACAATATAAACGACGTGACGTTTAGATACTGTAATCTCTGGATTTTCCTGATCAATCACAGTAGCCCATGGTGCAAATCCCACACCAGTATTTGTGGGAAGAACAACCAGACCATTCTGAACGGTCACGGTATCATCAGTTTCAGAAATAAGTTCTGCTACTACTTCTTCTCCAGTGACAATACGAAATAGTTTAACATCAATCATTTTTCATAAGACCATAAGAGGGTTTATCAGATTTATGGAGAAGGACTCCATCAACTTTATCAAGTAGTTCCCGCATACTTCCATGCAGGAGTCGATATCCAGTTCCAACATAAAGTTGTCCAAGGAATACGGTAATAGTCATGGCACTCCAGAAATAGTAATACATTCTGGATTTTTTCTGTCTAGGTATTTTCATTTGAATTCACACTCTCCATAATTTTTGTGTTGTGTCTAGTCTTATTTTATCCTTAATTTCTCTTAAAACATTATAATCAGTATAATTAGATTTTTTCTTATTACACATATGGCATAGTAACTGAAGATTATATGGATGTGTCCTATATTGCCAAAATCTCCTCAAAGGAAGTTTGTGATCCACGCAAATATGATCAATACTTCCACACTTACAACATTTAAGATCCTTTCCCTCTTTAAATTTATCCCTACATTTAATCCACTCTTCACTATGATAAAATTTTTGCCCATCCTTAGTAGAATATTTTAAAGGATAGTAATCATTACAAGGTTGTTTCCAATCAATACTTCTACCCAACTGCTTGAATGGAGGAGTTGGTTTATATTTTTTTCTCTTGCTCATTTGAATTCACACTCCACCATAATTTCAGTGAGACATGCAAGCATATTTATTTCCTGATCTGCTACGAATGCTCCCTGATACTGATACTTAGCGAGAACAAGGACAGCAGCAGGAATAGAACCAGGAACCAAGGTTTCGTAGCAAGCATCATAAATGCGACGGAGAAGTAGATTATAATCATTGTCCAGATTATTAACAATCCACTTACGGACTTCGGGAAAATCTTTCTCCTTAAGTTTTTTAACGAGATCATTTACTTTTACATCACTGAAGGTTGCAAGAATGCCAGAGTCAATCTTACCACTTGAAGAATAACGTTGGCACTCATTCAGAACACGACGCCAGTCAGGGAAGTGTTTGTTGATCAGTTCTACCAGGACCTTGTTATCATATTCAACACTTTCTGCAGCCAAGATTTCTTGGATTCGCTTGAAGAACTGTGCTGCAAGTTGTGGTTTGCTTTTGGAATTGGTTGAAAAATCAATACAGGCGCATCGGGAGTGGAGGGGTTCAATGATTTTGTTTT